CGGCGAAATGGTCATCGTAACCGATGGATACTACCACAGCGCACTTGTGGCAGTGAATCAAGCAAATATTTACGATTTAAGTTAGTTCACTCTTCGGTTGCGGAGATGCTCGATAATGAGAATTGATTTAGGAGTTTACGATGCTTAAAAAGCTGATTGCTAAATGGAAATACAGACGTTTCTGCAAACTCAACGGATATTTCTGCCCGGACTGTATCTACCACGACTTTGTGTGGGATGGTTGTGTTTTTCGTGGCAATCGTTGCCGACATCCTGCGGCAAAACTATAGTTCGCTATCCGGCTAATTACTGCACCTAACCTAGTAATTACAAACTGAATATGTTACAATAGTCTCTGACAAACAAAAAAGAGTGCCGAGATCCTGGACAGATTGCATCGGCACTCAAACCGCATTGGGTTCGGAGACTATTATAAGCACTCCGAGCCTAGATTTCAATGGCTGAAAGGAGTGTTTTTTTGATGTTCGAAACTATTTTTATCTCACGGTTGGTTGGTAAAATTCCAGACGAGTGCATTAGCGTAGTCCGCAGAGAACTATCCATTGTCATGACGGAGTATGATGCAGTCCCAAAGATCACAGACCTTGTTCCTTACGAAGATGCGATTCCTGATGTTGCGAAATACTACATTGCATCAAAACAGGTAGAAGGTCTTAGTAAGAACACTCTGAGAAATTACACCATTATTTTGCGGACATTTTTCAATGCGATCCGTAAACCGATGGAAAAAATCACGGCAAATGATGTCCGAGCATACCTGTATCAGCTACAGGCGAGTGGCAAGCAGAGTAATGCTACTCTGGATATGACCAGATGTCATTTGAACACATTCTTTAATTGGTGTGTCGATGAAGGATATCTGCCTAAGAATCCAGCTAGACAAATCAAGTCCATCAAATGCGAGAAAAAGGAGAGAAGATATCTTTCCGATGAGGAACTTGAGATAGTGCGAGATGCCTGTGCTGATATTACGGAAACCGCAATCATTGAATTCCTGTACTCGACAGGATGCCGTGTCAACGAGTTAACTTCGCTCAAACGGAGTGATGTTGATTTCCAGGCTCATGAGGTGAAGCTGTTCGGCAAGGGTAGCAAATACCGCACATCATATATGAACGCCAAATGCGAGTTGACTTTGCGGAAATACCTTTTGACAAGGTCTGATGCATCAGAATTCCTGTTTGTTGGACGGAGAAGTCCTCATAACGGATACACCAACAGAGCAATAGAGAAGATGCTTGAGAAGATTGGAGAACGAGCGAATCTGCCCTTCCGCTTAGTTCCGCACATCTTAAGGCATACAACAGCAACGCACGCCCTTCAACATGGGATGGATGTAACCGAGATCCAGAAATTGTTGGGGCATAGCAAACTTGATACTACGATGATATATGCCAAAACATCCCAAGAGGATGTCAAGGCCGATCATCGCAAATATGTTATTTAAGACAAGGCACTCCGAAAGGGGTGCTTTTTTCTATGAGGTTCAAAAATGCTTAGTATAAACGGAACCGAGATACAGATGACAAGGGGAGATACCGCACGGATTTTGCTCAACCTGACAACGGCAGACGGCATACCCTATACTCCGGTTGACGGTGATTCCATTCGTTTCGCTGCCAAGAAGAAATTTAAAGATGGGTTGGACACGCTGATTAATATCAACATCCCGACCGATACGCTTCTTCTTGAGATCAAGCCGAGTGATACTGCGGACCTTGCATTTGGCAATTATGTTTACGACATCCAGTTCACTGGGGCAGATGGTACTGTGGATACATTCGTTGCCGAGGGGAAACTGGTGATCCGTGGAGAGGTGGAGTAATGAAAACTGCCCTTTCAAAAACGGTTCAGATGGATGCTAACCTGGACGGAGCATTCAGTAGGTATGACGGTGGTGCAATTTCCTTTGATGGCGAATCTTCTGATGTTGACGGTGGAAATTTCAGCGATTGGAATTCAGGTGACAGCATTGACGGAAACGGTTCCGTATCTGCCGTAATTGATTGCTCACTCACTCCGCAACTTCAGCTAGATAATTAGACATCGTGAGGGGATTACGCCAATGGAGATTTTTCTTGCAATAGCTGGTAGTGGTGCATTACTTGGCTTTGTGCAGTTTATTTTAACTCGCATCTTCGTCAAACAGGACCGAAATGACGAAGTTATCAAGAAAATTGGCGAAGTTAAAACCAAACTTGATGAACTGTCAGACCGTGTAGATGAAAACGCTGCGGTTTTGGCACGAACACACATCTTAAGGTTTTCCGATGAGTTACAAAACGGAATAAAGCATTCTTCCGATTATTTCCGTCAACAGATGGATGACATCGGCACATATGAAAGATACTGTAGCACTCATCCCGATTTTGCGAACGGTTACACGCAAGCAGCAGCTAGGTATATCAGCAATACATATGACAAACTCCTTGAAAAAGGGGAGTTTGCAATTAAGGAGTTAGACAATGAAGTTGAATGACAATGTATACAACATCCTTAAATGGGTAGCACTTATCGCACTTCCGGCTCTGGCATTTTTCTATAGCCAACTTGGGGCTATTTGGGGACTTCCTTACACTGCGGAGATTCCCGACACAATCAATGCAATCGCCGTGCTGATTGGTGTTCTGATCGGTGTATCCACTTACAACTACAATAAAGAAAACGTAGACACTCTGGACTGAAAGGGGGTGATCCATTATCTATGGCAACCTATCGAGTGCCGGATATCAGTTATGCCCAAGGGAATGTTGATTGGGCAACTGTCAATTCGGAGTTTCAGAAAGGCACGTTTCATGCCATTATTTTGAGATGCGGTTACGGCGATAACATTGCATCCCAAGATGATAATCAATGGCTCAGAAATGTAGCCGCCTGTGAGAAGTACAATATTCCGTACGCTGTGTATTTGTATAGCTATGCCTATACTGCGGAGATGGCAAGATCAGAAGCACAGCATGTTCTCCGTCTGGTTAAGGGACATAAGCCATGGTGCATTTACTATGACTTAGAAGAGGCTTCTCTTGGAAGGTATGCCGTAAATATGGCGAATACCTTCTGTCCGATTATCGCTAATGCCGGATATAGAGTAGGTGTCTACACCTATGAAAGCTACTTTAATAGCTTTATGTCCGGTTATAAAAAGTATCCGCTCTGGATCGCAAAGTACTCTTCCAATACGCCCAACATTAATGTTCCGTACGAAGCATGGCAGTTTACATCAACTGCGGTCATCCCTGGATTCGCAAGGGGCATTGACCTGTCCTACTTCTATAAGAAGCTGTGGTCCGCAAATACTAAGCCCACTTCCGCAAAAGTAACTGTTACTACGGAAAAGACGGTTGTAGACAAGGCAATTGAGTGGATGGAGAAAATTGCCAACGATAACTCCCATGGATATGACCAACGGTTCAGATGGGGAGAGCATGGTGATTATGATTGCTCTTCCATGGTCATCACTGCATGGGAACAGGCCGGAGTAAAAGTCAAATCTGCCGGAGCAACCTACACGGGCAATATGCGGAAGGTCTTCCAGAACTGCGGATTTAAGGATGTTACATCTTCCGTCAATCTTGCAAACGGATCTGGCATTAAACGTGGGGATGTTCTTCTGAATGATGTTAACCATGTTGCCATGGCTGTCAGCGCATCGAGACTTGTACAGGCATCCATCAATGAGCAAGGTGGCGTTGTAGGTGGCAAACCTGGGGATCAAACAGGTGGCGAGATTGGATTTTGCGGATACTATAACTATCCGTGGAATTGTGTTCTTAGATATGGCAAGGCATCCGCTACCACTCAGACTACGGTAACTCCGTCAACTAAGACAGTGCCGAAGATCACATACGGAGTTAAGACTCTCAACCATGGCATTCTGGCTGATGTTGGAAATGGTTATCCGTTAGGCATTGCAAACGATGGCATTATCGGAATTAAGATCGGAGTGGATTCCGGCAAAGTAACTTACCGTGTCCATTGCACAGGCCGAGGATGGTTACCCAAGGTCACAGGTAATACGTGGAATGACAACATCAACGGTTGGGCTGGCGATGGAGTAAACTTAATTGACGGCATCCAAATCTACTATGAGACGGATACCGCCAAGACAGGTGGGCAATATTATGAAGCCTACTATGGAGTTAAAGCCTACTGCAATTCCAGATATTACTCGTTCGTGCATGACACGAATTGGGAGAGCGATGATGGTGACCACACAGCCGGTGTCTTTGGCAAACCCTTCACGGAAATCAAAATTTCTCTGAAGAAATGTTAGTGGTCAACCACGATTTTAAAACCATGTGTATATTTTAATGCATAAAACTGAACCCCCTACACTAGAAATTTTTTCGAAAATCATGCAACATCCATGCAACACGGATTTCAAAACCCATTGGGGGCCAACGGTTTTAGCGATTTGTGAGGGGGTTCGAATCCCCCTCTCGCTACTTTTCGGGAAATTGTTGAATACCAACAGTTTCCCGTTTTTTCTTTGTGTACCAACGATTTTTCGATTGCGATATCGCAAATAGTTTCCTACAATTTTGCACTTAAAATGCGCATTTTGCACTTAAGATGCAACAGCCATGCAACAAAGATTGCATGCAATGCAACATAAAAACTGGTTGACCGGAAACTACACGCTTTTTCGCAGATTGTTCTCAAAAAAGTACAATATCTTTTCGCTGTTCTTTTTCTGCTCGTCTGACATGACATTTCGGTATACCCTTTTCATTACTGAAGAATTAGGTGACCAACCGCCAGATGCCTCGATATAAGCATCTGGAATACCTTGTGCATGAAGTGCGGATGCATAGTAGTGCCGTAAATCATGAAATCTAAAATCGTGGACTCCGGCATCAGCTACAGTGCGGTCAAATATTACCGTGATGCTGTGAGGGACCATGTCAACGATTCGTCCCTCCCCATATCCAATTTCCTTTAATAGAAACTTAGGTACAGGCACAATCCTGTTGCTTGACGGAGTTTTCGGCTGTTGTACTGAATATGTTCCGTCAGTGTTTTTGACAGTGGCCTTATTCACCAAAATCGTGCCATTCACGTAATCGACATCGCCATATTCCAGCGCACAGATTTCTCCCCTACGGAGAGAGCAAAACGCAGCCAACATGATTGCGATACGCATCTTTGGCCTGGATATCTCCAGAACAGCTTCAATATCGTTGATTGTCGGCACATACCGTTTTTCCTGTTTTGATTGCGGAAGAGTGATCTTTGGCGAAAAGTCATCCCGAAACATCGTAATTGCGGAACGAAGTAATCCGTATGCATTCTTCACGCTTTTTGGAGCATGCTTCGCTGAATATCTGGATACCCATGCCTGTAAGGTGACCTGATCAATTTTCCTCACGGAAACTGTCTCAATTCCGGCATAAGCGTTCTTCCTCAGTTTCTCATATCCCCTAACTGTATACGGAGATAGCACGTTCCGTTTCGCATCGATGTACATGTCGATGCACTCGCCGATATTCATGTCTTCCATAGATGGCGGTGCTTCATCGTAGGCTTTTGAAATTAGATGTTCGCATTCCCTCTTTGAATCAGCACTTACTCTTTTGTAAAATCTCTTGCCGTTAAAATCTTTCCCTAGATAA